AATACTCCTTAATCATCGTCATTACGCCTCTATAGACCATTTCCGGTTGAGATTTAGCCGACACAATATATTTGAAGGTTGGGATTCCCTTATCATTTAGTCTTTGCATCCCATATTTGAAGGGTTCGTATATTGAATGTTTAGACATATCATCCCCTTCTTTGTATTTTTCTCCCCAAATGTCAAACTTATTAGCCCAAATACCTACCGCTAAAGGATAATCATTATTCTTTTTTCTTTTTCCGTTGGGCCAAACATCACTACAAATTCCATCAACTAAATATTTCCATGCTAACTGATGGTCTAAATTAGCAGGTGAATCTAAATGTCTATGGTCTATTACAAAAATAATATATTTTACATTTCTAGTTCTTATGTCTCTAATCCATTCCTGCCAGTAAATTGCTTCTCCACCAATATCTGCTGTCTTTAGTGTATGGGTTTCTCCATCAACCTTGACTACTTTTCTAGTGGCCCTTTCCTTTCCAACAGTTCTTTGTTTTATTTCGGGAACTTCTCCCTTAGTTCTAAGTTGGTGGTGTAAGGTAGTTTTACCTACCATTGTAGCCCCGTATATGCCAAAATTTATTGCATGTATTCTCTTGTAAAAAGCAACAGTAGCCTCTATAACAACTACTGCAAATCCCGCTAGAACGGACAACTAATGCCCTCCAAATAGTGATTTACAGAATTGTATAATAGAACCCATTATGTTAATGTCAAAGACACCCAAGATATTTCCTATCAACAAACATGACAATGCACAACAACTACCCCAAAACCAAGCCCTCATTTTCAAAAACCACATATCCGCAGAATGCGCTCTGCTTTGATTATATGCGTAGTCCGAATCCGAAAAGCCCATTATATCGCCCAACACCATTTAACCACCTCATTGAAGAGTGGCTAAAAAGTCGGCACTTACTGTATCTCCTTCGTATGTAGGGGATGTAGTAGCCAAAGGTATTCTGTTAGTTTGATTTTCTGCTTGAAATGACTTTAGTGACTCTTGCATTTTCTTTCTTTGTTGTTCGTCTTTAGCGATTCTTTCCCAATATGCGCTGATTCTTCTATCTAAAAGCCACATTTCTATTTTATCATTAAGTGCCAAATCGAATAGTGCTTTCATGACCATTACTGCGCCAACTGTAATCAATCCAAATAAAACCCCATGCATTAGAATAGTGTATGGGAAATTCAATCCAAATTTAGCATAAGCAAATACATTGGCTCCGCTAATAGTTCCGACAAATAAAATTGTCATAATCAATCTTGTATCGTGGTTAAGAGCAGGAATAATAATCACCTCAGTTAAATTCTACAGAAACATGGCAATTAGATGAACCTGCTTCTGCTATTTCTAAGAAAAGACCACTAGTAGCAAGAACACCATGCATGTCATATTCTATATTGTATTGTCCAGTAGTGGTGTTGTGAATTCTTGCCAATTCAGTACCAGTATTGTCTTGTCCATCAAACACCTTAATTGTAATTGCTGCATTACTCACTACTACTAAATTAGCGTGAATACTTTTCAATCTACATTGCGTTGTTGATATTACTGCGCTTGCGCCTAAAACACCACTGCTTCTACTTGCATCTGCCATTTAATCACCTTTCTAAATGTAGGTAATTACAACTTCTTAATGAAGGTTGCGTAATCACTCTTCTTTGGTTTTTGCCTTAGAAGTATCTTTTTTAGGTGTGGTTTTCTTAGCAGTTGTCTTTTTAGGAGTTGCTTTCTTGACTGCTTTCTTAGCACTTGCTTTCAACTTTTCGGGAACTGTTGGTTTAACTTTCTCCGGAAGAAGCATTGTTTCTAAGTCACTAGGTCGGCATTTAAGGTGCGATGTCAAAATATTAGCCTCTCTTTCGGGCAACGATAGAAGTTCTTCTCTATCGCTCTCTAAAAAACAAACCTCTATGTTATTTCCACCATAATAATGAGAGGCTACCAAGGCAGAAACTTCAATTGTCTCTGCCTTGGTAACTTCAATCATTCCTTCGACACCATTACGCACTACAAGGGATTCTGCCTTTCGGTATGAATCCTTTAATCGTAGGGTTGCCAAATTAAATCACCTCAAAGGCTGCCAGTAACTTTCAATGTAACTACGCCAATGTTACCGCTTGCTAGACTTGCTGCCAATAGAGCAGCAGAACCAGTAGTGTAAGCATATATGTAAAAGAAAGTTCCATCCGAACTAATATCACCAAGAATAAAGTTATTCGAGTGTACTTGTTGGCCCACAATTTCAACAGACGAAATAGTACTTAGTCCAAAAGAAGACGCTAGTACTTTTTCTCCGGCATGAGTGAACTTTTCATTTCCCCCTCCCGTATCATCTGTTACTGCTTGTGATGTTGTCAATACTGTAGCGGTCAAAGCGGTAATTTCGATAACATCGTCATTGTTATTACCGGCAGAGCCTTCAATTACAACATGGTCGCCAACTACTAAACCGTCATCAACCAAATAATCACCTGCATCTCTAGTATATGTTTTACCGGAAGAAGCAGCAGTAATGGTTTGGTCGGGGTCTGTTTGTGTAGTACCTGTTCTATATGCTGTGATATCACAATCTGCTAGAACTACATATTGATGTCCAACAACATGTGGTTTAGCAATACCATGATGGTCTGCTTTTAATGTAACTGTATTAGTCAATTAAAACACCTCAAGCCACATTTGTAATTTTGCCTTGTCCCTTAAAGAATGAACATCCGACTTCACCGATGGTTCGGTAAAGTGCTTGGTTTCCTAGACGACCAACACCGAATGGGTTTCCGTTTGAAATACCGTCTTCAAAGTATTGAGTTGGTTTAAGAACAGAAAGCCATAGATGGTCTGTATCAAGGAAAAGCAAATCACTAATTCCACTGTCGGATGCATTCAAAGTTGATGTCATATCCTTACAAGGAATTAGAGGGATGTCGTAGTAAGTTGCCACACGGAAACCTACTTCTTGACCTTTAATTCCACGAACACCATTATGTGTAGGAATAACTTCTTTTCTATCCATGAATCGCTCTTGGCTTTGTAGCAAATCAGCAATTGCTTGAATAGTGTCATATCCTGTAAGAATACACTTAGGAGAACCACCGGCAATTCGCAAGTTACGAATCATGTTGTTCAACAAAGTTAGCGTTAGTGGTCGAACCGAAGAAGCAGCGTAAGAACTGTTAAAGTCTACTTCTGCATCAAGGAATGAACCGGCACTAAATCGCTCATCACCATAGATTTTACCCAAGTTGTTACTTGCACTTGTAGTATCAGTAGCAAGAACTCCACCGTCAGCCGCTAGAAGTTCTGCTCGGCTAGAAACAACCTTCAAGAGAGAAGTATAGTTTCTTTCAATGTTTCCTAGAGCCGATGATTCACCGTATGCTTTCAAATCCATAAGCAACATTTTGTTTTGTGCTTCTGCGTGTGCTTTACCCATGTCTTCACGAATAATTGCCCGAATGTCTCCAAGTCCATCATCAATTTGAGCCATTTCCATTGCGAGTTCGGAAATATCGAACTGATGCGCAATTGTTTTAGGACTCATAAAGAGTTGGGCATATGTTGGAGCCATTGAACCTAGTCCATCATTAGCAGTAGAAAGTCCTGCGTTTTCGGGAACGCCACCAATCTCATCTGCTTGTGGGTCATCAGCACCAATACCGCCGCCGCTACCGTCAAATTGTAGTGCGAGTTTTGAATCGGAACCACCAAAAGGTCGACTCTTCAAAATTCTCCAACCGGATGAAGTATAAGGTCGCTTTGATAGCATAGCAAGAGCATTAACTTCTCGGTTTAGCATAGACCAAACTTTTTGTCCGTACAGTTGGTTGTACATTGCCGTTGAAGTAATATTAGTTGTGCCGTTTGCCACCGTATCTCCAATATCGTGTGCAGTATGTAGACCTGCTACTGTACCTGCTTGTTTCAATAGGGAGTTTCCGCCAAAAGCCGGTAGTCCATATGTCGCTGCTTCTAAATCTCTAATTGTGTTAATATATCCCATTTAATTCACCTCAAATGTTTCCGCCGACTGCCTTATGAATATCACTCCAAGACATTTCAGCAATCTCTTCTGTAGAGAAAACCTTTGTCGTTGTAGCGGCTTCTGTAGCCTTGCGAATTGTATCTTTTTCTGCTGTAAGTGACTTTCGTAGTTCAGCGAACTCGTTAGTAAGTGCTGCGATTTCTGCTTGTGCATCATATTCCGACTTAGCAACCATTTGTTCACGCTGTTGTGTTTCTTGTGCGAATCTCTTAGCAAATGTGTCTTCTAGATTGTTGTATGCCAACTTCTCTAGTTGTTCTGCTCGGAATTGTGCATATGCTTTTTCGATGTTTTCTGCACTCAAGTTAAGAGTGTTAAACTCGGAATTTTCAAAAGCCTTTGAAACCATTCCTTCTTTCTTTGCTTGAAGTCCTGCATCTTCCATATATTCTCCGGCTCCACCAAGGTTAGTGTCATCGTTTCCATCAACAGTAGTGCCTTTCATTTCTCTATCCATGTACTCCATAGATTCTTCTTCAGCATCCATCATTTCTTCTTCCATCTTCTCATTCAACGGATGACCTTCGCCCTTATCCATTGATGGTTCTTCTTCTTCTTCTTTACGCAGAGTATTCACTTCTTCAAGAAGAGTGTCTAGTTCTGCTAGTGCTTTTTCTAGTTTGCTCATATTTTTGTCCTCCTTTAGTATGTCGAACTTCGCTTCGGGATTGATTCCTTTTTCACAGATGGTAACTTCATGCAGTTCAAGTTTGCTTATTTCACTATACTCCCCTAATTCTGCATTATGTTTTTTCACTTTTTGTAGTGCTTGCCCTCCTATGCTAAAACTTCTCAATGTTCCTTTGCGAATTCCTCTGTTTATTTCTTTGGCTTTTTCAATATCATCTCTTAATTTTATTACTACAAAAAACCCTACATCATCTACTTCTGTTTTCCATAGTCTGCCATTTGAATCTCTATATGATTGTATTACTTCACCAACTTGTACATTTGAATGGTTTGTCATTACATTTCTAAATTTTGGGTTCTCCATGTATTTTTTAACTGCTTCATTCAGTGCTTTGAGTGTGATTAAATCGTTTTGTTTATCTACCATTTCAATAGAAGCATAACCACCAATCATTAAATCATCATTCTTTGCTTTAATGATTGAAAAGTCATTCTCCTTATCCACCGTAATAGTTTTTAGCATACGGCTCAATCCCTACTTTTTCTATTAGACTATATAAGTCATTCTGTATTTTTAGGTAAATCAATGTCTCTATACTTATCTTCGTATATATTCCAAACACCTTCATCTGTTTCTTTATCTACAGGTTTTTGTTCATACCCTGTCCATGCCAACCACATTTGTTGGTCATCTACAGGTATTACTCTAAAGTGTACTTTAGTTTCAAATTTGTTTCCTTTGATAATATATTCATGATATCCATGTCTTTGCACTCCTATTTCTACAGGTCCTTCATCTAACAACTGTCCTTTAGAAATATTTTTAGATATTTTAGCAGGGTATTTATTGGCTTTTCCGAATAAAGAAAATATGTCATCATCGTTAGGTAAATCAATTAGCCAAGAGAGAGTTTCTCCTTTATGTTGTATTATGAAGTCTAAATTATCATCCTTTCTAGAATATATTTTAAATTCCGACATTTCTTTTGCTATATCAGTATCATCTACATCCAATTTACCATTAGAGAAATGTATTCCTTCTCTTTGATTTGCCCACTCTTTAATATTCTTTGCGCTAGCATCTCCTAAAACTTTCATCATTTTAGAAGAATCGCTATCAAACAGAGTTTCATATTCACTAGGCATTTTTTCTTTCAAGTACAGGTGTATTTCTTTTGGTGTTTGTGGTCCTTTTTCTTTGAGTCTATTTTTTATTGCTACAGTTATTTTTCCTTGAAGGGTTTTCAAAGTTTCTTCTGCTTCTTTTTTCCACATGTCTAAATCCGCTAATGCATTCTTAGACATTAAATTAGATTCCTCAAATCCATAAATAGTAAAGCCATCCATTGATTTAGCAATTAAAGTCGCTTCCCCATGTATATTATCAGTAATTGTTATTCCCTTAGTAAGTGCTTCTATTTTGTATTTTAGTGATGGTTTTGTGTCTTTAGATAACATCTCTAAAGTAACTATTTTATCCGGAGTTTCTACTTCGGGAACTTCAATTACATTGGCAGAGTAAAGAGTGTATCTATCGCCCGACTGTTTAACTTCATCTACCTTTACTCTAATTATATCTCCAATATTTACATTTATTTTAGTGTTGAGGGCTTTTCCAACATTCATGTATAGTTTTCCATTTAGTTCTACTATATGCTTTCCTTCTTCTAGTACCGGCCCTGCTCCTAGAGTATAGGAGTATAATTTAGATTTAGTTGCTTTCTTATCAAGAACTATCATATCTAAATCTACAAACTTTTTCCACTTAACCCATTTAGGATTCTTTTTAGTACCTATAAAATAAGTAGAAGTTAAGTCCTTTATTACTACCCCTTCTGCTGTTGGCATTGACATTATTTCCTTTGCATACTCTTCAATATCTTTTAATGAGTCAGCAGTTCTAGTATCTTTTTTAGAAGGGAAATGCAAACTGTCGGATGATTTAGCAGAATAATTGTTGAAAAGAATATTTATTCTTTGTTCCAATTCTTCTTCTGTCATATTCTTTTCTTCATGTCTCATTATGTCGAAGACATGTGCTTTTAGTTTAGCATTAGGATATTTATTTTTGAAGACATGGGCTATTGTATCTGCTCTATGTAGTGCATCTTCTCCATCAAAAAGAATTAACTCTGCATCTAGAATACAATCCCCATATGATTTCTTTTTCATTTCAGTAACTTGTTCGGGACATTTATCGGTAATATCCTTTTCATTATATGAATAGATTTTGACTTGATTGTCTATTTTATGAATCTGTATTCTCATACCGTCATATTTTTCTTGAACTAAATAATCTCCGGAAAAACCCTGTAACTCTTGCATATCATCAATGTCAAATATTCTATACATTGGTTT